TTACCTGCGATCAGCGGGCGGTTTGTTGCGATTACCATGTTCTTCGGTAATCAGGTCTTTCCCCGTCTTGCGTTGGTGATTTGGTATGTACTCGAAGATGTCAGAAACATCGCAGTCGAGTGCCTCGCACAGTCTGTCCAAATTCTCCAGGGAAATCCGTGCGGCAAGATCATTATATAGTTCGTTGATGGTCGCCGCACGGATCCCTGTTTCCCTGACCAGCTTTGCTTGGCTCCAACGCTTTTCTCCGAGGATGCGCGAGAGATGGTTTATGATCATCTAATCGCCCCTACACAGGATTTTATCTCAAATGTGGGGCGTTGCCTTTGATTTGGAAGATTATTCCGTTGTGCGTAATGGTTCAAAAGTTCTTGATGATCAATTCAGCAAACGGCGCTCGGTTGTCGCCAATCCACCCAATACAGCTTTCCATGTGATCTACCCTTTCTGATAATGATTAAAGGGGCATTATCCTCGGATAAATCACAGGTGGGGTGCGGGTAAGCCGCACCCCTATGTTGTTAAATTGGGGGGCTGTTCCCGCCCTCCTCGGCTACTTGGGAGAATCCCGCTGCCTTTGCGCTCTCAAAGGTAATCCCTCCTCTCCTGTGGTCAGACTTGGCCATATTGAGATAGTTGGAGCAGACCACCCCATGGGCGGTCCAGGGCAGCCCTACCATAGCGGACAGCCAAGGCAGCGCCCCGGTGTAACCTGTGCGGATGCAGTAGGCGGCCAGCAGTAGCCCGCCCACCGTTACCACCCAAAGCAGCGCCCGAATATCGGTAATCATCTGCTTAGAGTAGTCGGCCCGCTTGGTTTTCTTGCGGCTCCGGGGCTTTTCGCCAATGGTGACAGTCATACCAGGCCGAACTGCTGGGCGAAGCGGTACAATACCTGGGCGCACTGCTCGCGGGTCAGAAGGTCCTCCCACATCATGTTGGGCTGGCCATCTGAGGCCGTGGTACCGCTCCCAACGAAAATTTTCTGGTCCACAGCGAATTTCCGGGCTGCCTGGCTCCACTCGCCGCAGTCATTGTCCCGCAACTCCTGGCGATACTGCTGCATGGCCGTATTGAACATTTTGTTGAACTGCTCCTGGGTCATACCGTCATCCTCCTCTTCAGGTGCGTTATTGTATTTCCTGGTGTACGAGGACGGGAAGTGGAAGAAGAGAGCGAAAAAACGAATTTGAAAAAAGCAGTTTCTACTTATGAAAAATTTGTTTCGTCTGAAGCTCGATATCCACTCCCTTATCTTCGATTACCCATCATTTATAGAAAGAAAAAAGACTATATCAATGAAATCCGAGTGCTAAAAGTAGCTATCCATGTTTTTGAGCGTGATAGTGATGAACGAAATCTCAGCGACGCAAAGAAACGATTGGAAAAGGCTCTATCACTTGCAAAAATAGCCGAATAATCAGAATTTGGCTGGCATTTACATAAAGTGCGAATTTAATTGCATCTGTATATTACATTGCTTTGCTGCAACTGTCTTAAATTCGGAAGATAGTTCCGTATTGCGTAATGCCTTCAGCCCGGACATTTACGGTTTAAGCGTTATGGCAAAAAACCCTCAAAAACATTGATTTTCCAAGGCCCGGACATGTTTTTCGAGCGCGGACACAAAATGTCCGGGCTACTTGCGTACAAACAACAAAAAAGAGCTGTTTAAGTGATGTTTGTGAGCCCCGCGGTGCACCCTCTTTTAAACGGTTCTTTTACATTATTTAAATGCCCTGTAGCCGTTGAAAATACGGCATTTCCCCGCTTTGCCGCCCACCGTGCGACCCAGCGCTTAAACGCTCTTAAATGGTCGCCTTAAAACCTCGGCCCGGTTCCCCTCCTGGAGGCCGTACAAGGCAAAAAAACAAAGAAAGAAGTTTGCAATCCCTTTTGCATGAGATTACAAACTTCTCGAAAATTTTACACAAAAATATTATTGAATTATCGGGGTTTTAGGCCAAATACCGCTTTTTCACGTATTTTTTCATAAACAAATCCCCACCTGGTCCCATTTCTCTGTCTTTCTGAAAACTCACACTGGGGCACTACGACGCGGGCTTTACCTTGCGCACTTACACCCACGCCACCCGACAGCAACAGAATCGAGCGGCAGAGACGATTGGAAATTTCATGGCACAGGTCATGCAGAGCGAAAAATCCGGCAAAAAAGCCAGACAGGAAGGTGGAACTTCCTGTCTGGCGCTCTCTGTCCCTCTCCGGAGATTTGGCGTGTGGGTCACGGTGTGGGTCAAAGAAAAACCGCAAAAATAAACCCACCCCAAAAATTGCAGAAACAAAAGAAATCCCGCCAGAATCAAGCGATTCAAGCGGGATTTTGGAGCTGCTACCCAGATTTGAACTGGGGACCTCATCCTTACCAACTGTCTTAGCCATGTCTGGTGTATTTTAGTGAACCTCTGTAATCCTTGTGTAGCAAGGGTTTCGGGGCTTTTATTTTTTGTGTACCTTCTTCAATTTTGCCAGTTTTAGCGTCCATGGACGCTAAATGGACGCTAAAATCAGGGCCGCCCTACGCCCTGGAGCAGCCCCGAAAAAAGTCTATCGAATATCGATATTTTCTAACAAATTCAAGCGGAATAAAATCATAGCCGCTATACTGTATCGCAAAGGAGCGTGGCTATGGTTAGGATTTTACTGTCAACCCGACTTGGCGAACGACGGTTGACACAAGCAGACCTTGCCCGGATGACGGGGATACGCCCCAACACAATCAGCGAGCTCTACAATGAGGTTGCTACCCGGATAAGCCTGGATCACATAGACTTGATCTGCGAGGCCCTGGGCTGTGACCTTACTGACCTGATTATGCTGGTGCCGAACAGTGAGCCACGGGTGAAGACCCGAACCGGCGCCCCCCGCTCCAAGGGCGAGGATTGACCTTGCTTCTTGACCCCGGACGTGAAAGCGTCCGGGGATTTTTTATACCCTTTTCAAATTCGTAACCGGTTGCGAATTTCAAGGCTTGGTATCCTCCCCGGCCTCTCCATACTCCTCCATGAATTTCTCCATAGCCGCTAGAAAGATCGCATTCGGTGATGTGCCATTCTTTTTACAGGCGGCCTTAAACTGTTCGGCCCTGTCCCTGCGGACTTTGCAGCCCAATACGGTCATATTGGCGGCATCCCATTTATTGTTTGCCCGGCGCTTTGATTCAGACAATCCCATAAAATCACCTCGCCCTTATTATAGCTCAAATTGCACGGTTTAACAATGTATAATCTCGACAAATACACGGTTTAACTTTTGTTTATTTCGCCACTTGTCCACACTGTTTAACCGTGCTATAATGACACTCGTAAGGCAGGGGCGGCCAACCCCTTACGGAAGGAGGGAGGACATGGACGAGATGGCCACCAACACGGAGTACATCCTGCGGATGGTGCTTGAGCTGATTGACAAGTGCAAGACGCTGGACGAACTCCGGGAGGCAGTCAAGGCCGTACTTGACGAAACCAAGTAAAAAGGGCAGCGGGGCCACCTGACAAGTAAACCCGCTACCCAAACCCCAACGGGGGCGACCGGGAGCCTTACCCCGGCCACCTCCATGATAACAAAGTAAGGCACAAAAATCAAGGAGGTTTTTCACTATGATGTTGTCCGAGTTTGTGGAGCGCACCGGCTTTGAGCCTCTGCCCTTTGAGTATGAGAAGATCGAGGCGGCCTACTACGATTTCGACGGGGACAAGGACGCTTTCTGCAAGGCCTTTGTCGAGGGCGACGGCGAGCGGAAGATCTACCAGGCCCGGGGCGCCGAGATCGACCGGCTGAACGGCAAAATCCTGGAGATGGACAAGACCGCCAAGAAGGACGGCGAGGAGTACGAGCGGCGGCTGGCCGGTCTGGAGGCCCAGCTGAAAGCCCAGCAGCCCGAGGAGACCGTCACCATGGGGAACGGATGCAGCTACATCATTTACATCACCACAAACCCCGATAAGGCCTATGCCCTCCACCGTCCTATGATGGATATGGCAACCACACACCCCGGCTGGCACTGGCACGTCAGCACTGTCGAAGTTCTGAAGGACTGCCGCATCCCTGGGATATACCATGACCGCAACTACTGGGCCACCCTTGTTGAGCACAACAACGGCGATTGGAAAAAGGCCCCGACCTACGAAATCCACTGCATCTAACTCACACGGCCCGCCCCGGAGGTCACGAGGGCAACGGAGGAAACTATGAAATACTTGGCATTCCGCATTGACACATCCACCATAAAGGATCACAAAGTGGTGGACGGCTACTTTGTCAGAGGGCAGAGGAACACGGACTACAACTGGCCCCTGCTAGCCGAGTTTGATAGCTTGGACGCCGCTAAGGAGCATATCAAGTCCATCCGCACCGACCCCATTCGGCAGCCCGTCTACGGCCCCGGCGGTTACGGTATCAACCTTTAATCACGAACCCCGCCCCGGAGGTTACGAGGGCAGAAAGGAAAATGTTATGGCAAAGAGAAAGTCCGAACCCGTTATTACTCACACTGAGATCTACTCCCGCGCAATCAGCACTATTTTATCTGAAATCAAGTCTTGGGAAGATCGCTGTGAGGGATTTCCGCAGGAGCAAAAAGAGGATATGGTGAGCAGAGCCACCGCCCATTTGCTTCCCAAGTTGGATGCACTGAAAGAAATGTACCGCTTTGAGTGCGGAGACGAGTACGTCTAAGCCGAAACGGCCCCAGGGCCGTCGCCGGGAACCGCCCCACCCGGCCTGATGATGGCAGGGCAGAAAGGATAACACCATGAGAAGACGGAGCAAGCGCACAACGGTATGGGCCTATCTGGACGGCAAAAAGCTGGTTGATGTAGTCCGGGCGGCCCTCGACAATAACATGATGGTGGACGATATGAAGGCCGTGCTAATCCGGGAGAATCCCGGCCATGAAGTCACCTTTAAGGTGCAATAAAAGAGGAGGTTTCAATCATGCCGAGAATGCAAAACGAGAAGGGCGAGGCCCTGTACTACAACGTGATTATGAAGAACGGGAAAATCCAGTATGCCCTCAAGGCCATTGGTGAGACGGTGATCCTGGGCCGGGACCGGCAGAAACGGAAGTACCGGGCCTTTGCCCAGGAGGCCCAGGCCGAGCGGTACCTTCAGCGGTATGGGTTCACCAGTGCGATCTACTAAGCGGCAGAACAAGCCGTAGCGGTGTCCTCCCCCATAATGGGGCCAGGGCACCGCTCTTTTTCTGCCCGGCAAATCACACGGCAGACCCCAGGCCCCCGCAGGTTTTTCCCAGCGGGAAAAACAGGGGCGTTTGCGTGGTGGGGAGGGTAATTACACTCCCCCGCCGTGACGGCCTTTCTAGGGCCGTTTCTGGCCCGTATAGGCGGCATAAAGAAAAGCCCCCGTTGCGCCAATCAGCGTAACGGGGGCTGTCATCATATCGGAGGGCTGTTTTCGTTGTTGGTATAGTCCTGGACAAAGCCCGCCGCCTGGGCGGCTGCGTACTTTACCCCTTCACCGTTGGCACTGGTGTTCTCCGCCCGGTTCTTCTCCACAATCCGGGAGAGGACTATGGAGAGGGCCGTGCCAATGGGGGTGAATACCACCGTCCAGCAGGCCAGGGCGCCGGTGTACTGATATTTGATACTCAGCACGGCCAGCACAAAGCCTCCTGCAAGGCCCAGGGCAAGGATGAATACCAGGATATACCCCAGGCGGTCAGTGTTGCCCATGCGCCGCCGTGGGGCCGCCCTGGGCTGCTCCCGTTTTCCTCTCATACCAGGCCGAACTTCTGAGCAAAGCGGTACAGCACCTGGGCGCACTGCTCGCGGGTCAGGAAGTCCTCCCACATGAAATTGGGCTGGCCGTCGGTAGCCGTACCGCTCCCGGCGAAAATGCCTTGGTCAAGAGCGAACTGCCGAGCGGCCCGGCTCCATTCGCCGCAGTCGTTGTCCCGCAGCTCCTGGCGGTACTGCTGCATCGCCGTGGCAAACATCTTATTGAACTTATCCTGATCCATGTCGTCGTCCTCCTTTTTGGGTTCCTCGCCCAGCTTCAGGATCTGGCCGGGATGGATGGTGTAGGGGCTGCTGATACCGTTAAGGGCGGCAATAGTTTTCCAGTCCACCCCCGTCTTGGCTCCGATGGTGGAGAGACTGTCCCCGGCCATCACGGTATAGGTACGGTACTCCGGCGCTGTGGCCGTCCCATCGTTGTTGTAGGCCCTGGCATCGATTACCCAGTAATAGGCGGCCTCGTTGCGGAAGGTGGCCGGGTCGCCGTTCAGGCGCTTGTCTTTGGTGCTGGCCGGGTCATTGATGCGGATTTTGTTGTCCGCCCACCAAACCACCACGAAATGGCCGCCGCCAGTCCATGTCCCTTTTTTCATCAGGGCAACCAGGTAGTAGCCCTGTTTCAGATACTCCAGGGCCTGGTCGTGAACCTTGGCCTTGGGGTTGTGGTAGCCGTTCGTCCAGGACAGCTGCCAGCACTTGATACCGAACTCTGCGAACTGGGGAGCAAAGTAGGAGTAATAGGTGCCGGCCTTGAGGGCCTTATAACCATGGGCAACAGACCAGGCGCAGGCGTCCTCTGGGGTGTAGGTCTTGCCGGTCAGGGTTTCAATCAGCATGGCCGCCGCCGTGGGACCGCACCCGGAGTCGCCAATGGTGGCCGTTTCGCCGGGCACCCGATACGGTTTCTTGGCCCACCGGGGATCCGTCTGGAGGTAGCTGACAGGCTTTTTATTCATTGCCGCCACCCTCCCCGTTGACATGGGCCTTGACAGCCTGGTTGTTTTTCAGCATTTCCCTCATATCCTCCAGTGCGTCATCCACCATGGAGGAAAACAGGTCAAAGGGGACAACCCGGGCCAGCCACGGGAACCGGGTCACAAACAGGTCATAGACCTGCCGGAGTTTCAGCTTGCCGGTACCGCCGCCCAGTTCCTTCTCCGCCTCGGTGACGGCCCACAGCAGCCACTCCCGAACCTTGGCCAACTGGGCCTCGCTAGGCAGGTTGAAGTAGCGGTAGACATACCAGGCGGCCACTCCCAGGACGGCGACCAGGGCCAGAATGATGTACCAGTTGTTGATGATGAAGTTCATATTGTTCTCCTTTCAGTCAGTCGGGTTTGTGAAATTGTTCCAGGTCATCAATACGGTGGTTGGCAACCCGGATTTTTTCCTCTTGCAGCTCTGTGCGTTCCTCCAGCTTGTAGGTGCGCTCGATCAGATTGTTGTGGGCTTGCACCCGCTTCTCCAGCTGCTCCAGCCGATAGCTGGTCAACTTGGAGGAGGTCAGAATACCGACCAGGGAACCGACCGCAGACCCAGCAAGGCCAATCAGCGCCACGGCAATGGCCTCCATGCCCTTCACCCCCTTTCTGTGAATTTGAGGCTGTCAGCATATAAAAAGGCGGGGCGCACCCGGCGCCTCGCCTTGCCTCTGAAATTCGTAACCGCTTGGGAATTTCACCTTGCCCCAATCAGTGCGGCTATATGCTGAAGGTCGCAGACGGGGGCGTTAAAAAAATCATAGCTCCACAGCCACCGATCTTCATGCTCAGGCCGCCGGTACCGCTGGCACAGGGAATCACCCCACACCTTATCCCAGCGGCTTTGACAATTATCCCGCTCATTCCTCGGGCGCAGACGGGCCAGGATGGCCGCCACCAGTGCCCCCCGCTCCCGGCCCTGCCCGTCATCATCCTGGGAAAAGAAGTCGTAAGCATTCTGGCAGGTGGTAGCGCACAGCTGCTCCCCCTTCCAATAAAGAAGGCCGTCCCGGACTTCCAGGACGGCCCCATAGGGGATATTCACTTGGCCGCTTATGCCGTCAAAGCGTGCCCGGCAGCGGGCGATATACCGGCTATATCCCTCCATGCCTTACTCCTCCTTCGCCTCTGTCCAGCCATACACCCCAGGCTCCCACACGTTGCTCCCCTGGTCGCTGATCCAGTGCTTGTCCTGGTGGCTCACCTTGGCTCCTGCATTGTAAGCGTCATGCGCCCCGACAGGCTGGCTCCAGGCGGGCCACTCCTCCGCAGGATCGGCGGTGATGGTCCATAGGCTGGCGGCCGCCTCCGGCGTCCAGTCCTCTTGTGAAGCGTGGTCTTTCACACAGCGATACAACTTTCCGCCATACCGCCGGATATTGCCGGCCTTGTAGTTGATGGGGTAAGCCCAGAGGGCGAACAGGTCAGCGTGCTCCGCCGCCGTGGTATCGTCAATCTGGCCGGCCTCTGCCATGGTGACGAACATAACCCCCCCGGCCTCGGTGGCCTTGACAATCTCCGTCCCGGCGTCAGTTTCCTCCAGCATGACGGTATCCACGCCCTCCAGGGCGGGGCGGTCCAGCAGGTGGTACACCTTCCCCTCAAAGACAATGCCCGCAGCCTCCGGCTCCGGGCACAGGTTATAGGATCCATTTTTAGTCTGCTTGATGTAGTTGGGGGCCTCGGTCATACCGAGGCTAACCCCGTCCCTGATGATTCTGAACATTTGCTTGCACCTCCAAAAAAGATAGCGTAATACAACCGCCGCAAGCGGAGCAGGCGGCCGTGGTCATTGAAATTGCGATAGTAGGCGCTCTGGCACTCCATGTACTGCTCAATGTCCTTAAAGTCCCGTTTCCCGGCCTTAAATTCCCGGTAAAAGAGCTTCAGCTTGCGGCGGGCACGTTTAATCCCGTCCCGGCTCCCGTTCACCTTGATTTTCCCCGTAAGGCCGATGGTGAACCGGGCCTTGCAGAACCGAAACGGCTTTGTCAGTGGGATCACCTTGCACTTGCGCTTATTCACCCGGATACCAATAGCCTCAAACCGCCGCACCAATTCACGGGCCAGCTCCTTCAGCTGCTCAATATCGGGGAGGATGATATAGTAGTCATCCATGTAATGGCCGGCACAATGTACCCCAGCTTGGCACTTGATGAAGTTATCCACGGCGCTGGGCAAGGCCACCATCTCTTGTTGCGACGGCTCTACGCCCAGCGGCAAGCCCCGTCCTGGCGTGGGACAGGGGGAATTTTGGATAATGGCATCCGCTATCTGCCGCAAATCGGGATTGAGAATTAACTGCTTGTGTCGCTGGTAAATGGTTTGGTGGGGAGCAAAAGGGAAAAACTTTTTCAAGTCCAGCAGCAGGACGGCCCCCTCCCGGCCATACCGGCGAAAGTGCCATGCCAAGTGTTGCTTTAGCCGTTTGAAACAATGGTGGAGGCCCATGCCCTTCCGGCTGGCCCCGTTGTCATAGATCATGCTCGGAGTATAGAGGGGGACTAAAACCTCGTTGCTATGGTTCTTTTCAATCTGCCGGTCTGCAATACGGGGAGCGTCAATCGGGCGCACTTTGCCCCGTTCCCGCAGTGTGAAGTGCGAACCCTTTTGAGGTTTCCACTTCCCCGCCAGAAGTTCCCGCCGCCGCCGGGCCGTCCCGGAGAACAGGTGCATCTCAAAGTTTTGGACGCTTTGTTTCCAACGAACTCCGTTGCAGCACTTCTTTCCATAGCGAAACATCTTCCGGTAACTGAATACCCGGTCAATGGAACCGAGCGCGTCACTCCGGGCCTGTCTTCGCTCCTGCCGCCTTGCTTGGCGACGCTGATACCGCGCCTCCCGGCGCTCCTCACTTGTCATAAAAAGTATTCGCTCCTTCGTACAGATACCTTGTAGGGTGCCGTCTAATCTGCTTTGCCCCGGCACATGAAACGGGGTGAGGCACGTCCCCCGCCATGCAAGCAGCGTCCGTGCAAGGGCATCAAAGGGCAGTTTTAGGGATTGGGTACCCAGGGCAGTATATCTCCTTTTGCTTCGGTCGTCTTTCACCTGGGCGGGATAAATCCCGCCCTGCTACTCCATTTGACCTAGCATAGCAAAATCCGGGCGCCACCGCCGCCGACCACGAGGCATTGTTGTTGTTGTAGTTGCCGTTGTTGTTGATTTCGCAGAAATTGTTATTGTTGTTGTAGTAGGGGGAACGGAGCCACACCCACACGGCCACAGATCGGTTCTCAGATATACACCCAATAGAGGTTACTTTGGGGCCTGTCTCTGCCCCAGGCTTTTGACAGCGCCTTTCAGAAGTTCATTCTCCCGGTCAATCAAATCTCCCAGGCTCTGCGCCATCTTATCCAGCTTGGCGGTTGCGTCGCTGGCGCTGACTGACTTCCCCTTGCTTGTAGTAAAAGCCCCTTCCGGGTTTTGGCTCATTACGTCATAGCAGAGGGTCAGACGCACATCCAGGGCCATCAAGGAGGCCCTGGCCTCTAGTAGATGGGCCTTGCGGATGGAAATGCGCTGTGGGTCAGACGGAAAAATACTGTTTGCCTTTTCCGCATGATCTAGGACTTCCCCGGACAGTTTTGCCACAGGCTCTTGGAGCATCCGGGCATACCGGGCAGATAACCGGGTCAGAAAGTTCAGCGTTTCCACATGAATTTGATACGCCACGTTGATAAACTCCGCCTTGCTGACGGCGCGTTTCTGCTTTAGGACCGACATAAATTCACCTCTTTTTCGTGCGCTATCTGGCCGATTATAGCAGATTTTCCCGGACTAAAAAGCCTGTCCCCCGGATAGCGTTATAAAATATCGCTATCCAGTAGAAAAGGCCCATTTCTAAAAAATTTCGCGGGCGCTTACGCGCCCGTGATTTTTTCGGCGCTCTCCGGCCCCGGTTCCTCTATCGGGGACCGCCCGCTGTCGCGGGCGGGATTTATCCGGGATACTCTGCGGAGGATTAGACAGCAAAGCCGGGCGCCACCGCCGCCGACCACGAGGCATAGTCGGTGCCGCAGGCGCCGGCGGTGTTGATGTCGCAGAAACTGTAATAGTCGTTGTAGTAGGGGGAACGGAGCCACACCCACACGGCCGTCCCCGTAGCGCTGTGCTTATAATGGATTTTGCTGTTGCCTGCTTTGTAGTAATCATACTGAAGCTGGTAGTTCTGCTCTGCGCTGTTGGCATAATACCTTGCTCCGAATACCTCAAACTCCGCCAGGAGGAAAAGGTAATCGGTTGTGCCGGTCACATTGCTTGCAACGTTCGTGCCGTTTGCCGTGTTGTCCGTGTATTTCGTGACGGGCTTCATCACCGCCCGGAGATCCGCAGGCAAAGCCGCCAGGAGGGTATTTGCCGGGGGGCTGGTAGGCGTCCCGGTATTGCCCAGAATATTTCGCCGCATATTGCAGGAGTTCCACCCTCCGTTGTTACTCCGGCTGGTATTCATATTGAAGTAGCCTGCCGATGTCTGCTCCGTACTAAACTGACTGTCACACAGACCCACCAGCTTCCCGCCGATCTTGCCGATCTGGAAGTGAATGCGGTTGCTCCCTTCCCGGTTGGCATTGTGGTTAAAGCCCAGGATGAATACGTCAATAGATAGGTTGGAAAACGTGAAGTTCCCCACCTTGCCATTGATCTTGATGTTCTTGGTATCGCCTACGGCCCAATAGTTGGCCCCCTTGCCAGCGTTCGACACGGACTTGATTGTGGCCCAGCTGTTGCTGTTCATGGTGTTGCTGATGGCCGTAACCGTGATAGAGAGGGCGCAGGTCTTCGTAACCCCACCCTCGGTATAGCTGATAGTCACGGAGTTGTTGGAGGCCGTCAGATTGCCCGTGGGGCTATACGTCCACCCGGTTACATTGGCCGATGTGCCGTCCGTATAGGTGGCCTTGATAACCATACCGGCGCTGCTGAATTTGTCCCCGGAGTAATAGCTGGTTTTCGAGGGGGGCGTGGCGACGGCGATACTGGAAAGAACCTTCTGAACCGTGATAGGCTGGGTACAGGTCTTTGTCACATTCCCCTCGGTATAGGAAATCGTGATTGCCGTGTTGGAGGCCGCAAGATTGCCGGTCGGGCTATATGTCCAGCCTGTCACAACTGCCGCACTGCCGTCATCATAGGTGGCGGTAATCACCATGCCCGAGGAATTGAATTTCTCCCCGTGGGTGTATGCGGTCTTCACCGGGGCCGTAGTCACGGCAATACCGGAGAGCTGCCGGACCGTCACGGCCACGGTCTTTGTCAGGGTAATGCCCGCCCGCTCGTAGGTGATTGTCACCTGCGTTGTCCCGGCGGCCATGACGGAGGGGGAGAACGTACAGTAGCCGGTCACATTCTCTGTGGTGTCATCCGCATAGGTGGCCGTCACCACAAGGCCCGTGCCGTCAAACGCCTCCCCTACCCGGTAGGTGGTCTTGGTGGGCATAGAGGTGATTGCCACGCTGGAGGTAATCATCAGGTCCGCCGTGTACTGCATAGCCCCGGTAACCTCCACCTGTTTAGACACGCTCTTGCCGTCCAGCGTGGCCGTCACCGTCCAGGTGCCGATCCCAGGCAGGGAGATAACCCCCGGCCCCTCACTGTTCAGCGTGGTACTGCCTTTTACGCAGGTCACGGCGGCTCTGGCGCAGGTAACAACATTGATGGTGGGGCTTTGCACGCCCAGCGCGTCCTTCATCACCTGGAGGCTCACACGGCGGTTTTCTTTCCCCGCCGCCGAGTAGAAGGGGATGGTATCATCCAAGGCCATTTCCACGCTGCTTTTCAGGCTTTTGGTGGCCTGCTGGTAATCGGTTCCCGCCTTGGCTGCGGACACCGTACCTTTCCCATTCCCTTTGAGGAGGCCATTCACATTCAGAGCATCCTTCATCTGCTCCATCAGTGCCCCGTGCGCCCCCTCGTCCTCGTTGTGGTCTTTAATCATCTGCTGGACAGCGGCGGCGGTCACAATGGAATTCGGGTCAATGGTGGCCGTCACGGCATCTACGTCACCCACAGCCGCAATGATGTCAAAGGTCGCCAGCTTGCCCACGATGGAGCTGGAGGGCCTGATCCACTCCGGTTCGTTCTCCAGAACGAGGTAAGTATAGGGGACTTCCCCCTCGTCGGGGTCACTGGCATACAGAACAAGCCCCGTGGCATAAAAGCCCCGTTCCACCTGGGCGCTGTTCACCTGGACAGTCACCTGGCACTCGCCGTCAATGGGATTTGTTACCGAGGCAATCATCCCGTCCATGATATACCCCGCAGGTTCGCCCATGGTCTTCGGTGTCATGTCCTCCGGGATAGTCCCGTTGCCCACGGCCACACGGGTATAGTGCATAGAGCACTTCCCCGCCAGCACTTTGGCAATCAGGGCAATACCTTTGGCACTGCCATAACTGCCGTCTTCAAATCTCGGCATTTGCCTTGCCTCCTTCACTCAATTCTTTTGGATGTAATGCGCGTATGATAGAACATGCCCCCCGCGCCGTTTTGGCGGCCCCTGACGGCCCTTTGCACCTCTGCCGGTATCCCAGCCCTAGTCGGTGCCAAAAAGCCGCCACGCTCCACGAAAACGGGCTGGTGGTACGTTTTATCTTCACTGTGCGGAGGCAAAAGGAAGTTTGCCCCCACGGAGCCGCCCAGGCTGATTGTCAAATCGCTCCTGTATGCCCTGTGCGTGCGCAAATATAGCCGCAGGCCAACGCCGGCGGCCAGGATACGCTTGATTGCCCGGGCAATCTGCTCTATGATCTCCACCCGCTCCTCGGAAAGCAGGGACAGGTCTACAAACAGGGCCTTTTTTGCCGGGAACACGTCTTCAAGGTCAATGGCTGTCAGCTCAACGCCCAGCAGTTCAGCGGCGGCCTGGATGATGGTATCATCATCACCGCCGGACACCTGCGCCAGCATCTTCACCCGGATAAGGATACGGTAAAGGGGATCACTGGCCGCCCCGCGGACAACGCCAAAATTGGCCCCATAGCGGTCCAGGACGGCCCCCTCCGCATTGTCCAGGTCATCCCATAGCCTGACCGTCTCGGCGGTCGTATGGGCCATTTCAAAGCCCCATGCGATAAGCGCAAACAGGCGGCCGATGTTCGTTTCCATCGGTCGCCCGTTTTCTGCGTTCTTAATATCTCGCCGGTTATAGGCCCCGGTTAAAAGGGTCAGCATCTTTTCCTGGTAGCCGTAGCTCATAGGACGCTCACTTTCTCGCTATCGGTGACAACCTTGCTCCGGCTGTCAACCTCAATATTCTCCGTTACCAGCTCCTCCGGGGTCAGGCCCAGGGCAACGTCGAAGTCCAGGAGGCCGCTGATTGCGTACAGGGGAGCCGTCAGGCGCTGATGGTACAGCGTCTCACCAATGCCCACACCACCGCTCTCGTCATCCCCTATGAAATTCACAACGGCCTGCCGTACCAGCTCCTTGCCATTGTGGGGGAAACTGCTGCCGGTTTTCAGGTTGAAAATCTTCACATAAACCGGCACGGGCCGGGGGCGGTTAAATCGGATGACCTTCACGGCTTGGCTGGCCGTGAGGACTTGGACGGAGGTCTCCCCGTAGGTCTGAATGCCGCCGGCCAGAATGGAATAAATCTGCTGGGCAATATCCCCGGACAGGCCGCCATAGACAACCGCCTCGATACTGTGCGGGGGAAGCCCGTACTCGTCCTCAAAGTCGGTGTCGTTCTCAAATACCTTTGCATCCATGATACCCTCCACGTTCTGGAGGAGGGCCGCCCGGATAGCGTCAGCGTTGACGCCGCCAGCGAAGTCCACGGAGGCATAGTAGCGATCTCTAAATTCCTCGTCTGTTTCCCGCTCCCGACCTCCGGTAAAAGGCGCAGGGTTGGTGACGGACACCAGCCCCGCAACTGCGCCCGGATTGGTAATGACCGTGACCGTTTCGGCGGCCACGTTGCCCTCGCCCCCTGTCATAGTACACCGGGCCGGGACAAGAGCTGTGTCATTCGCTCTGATCTCCGCCTCCGTCACGGTATAAAACTGAATGCCGCCGTTTGTCCCCGCCAGCCAACCCTCCGGGATAATCGTGCCCGCCGGGCCAGTGATAACCAGGTAGCCCGAGGCCTTTTGCGCGGAGAGCAACTGCAAGCCAATGGCCCGCCCCAGGTTGAAAAGGCTTGTTCCAACTGCCGTGTCAACAAACCGGCTGTTGTAAACGTCCTCAATCAGAGAAAACAGGATATTCAGAATCCAGGCATAAATGCGGAGAAACATACCTATCGGGCTACGCACCGTCAGATTGGCGGTCGCTCCGAACAACTCCCGGGCCTTGTACTCCAGGGCATCAAGCAGTTGTGTGTAGGTAGGCCGCCGAAAGCCTAATGCGGTCAGGCCCCAGCCGTTTTCATCCATCAGTATTCACCCCCACTCGGATTGTAGAGCCATCATAAAGGATCCCTGAGAAGTCCGCCCCGATACTGCGGCCATCCGCCGTAATGGCAAGGCTCTCTATCTCCCGGACATACGGCTCCTGGAAAATAGAGGCCCGCACAACATCGTCCGCTTCATCCTCCGCCTCGCTTTTCGGTCGGCCCACCACCCGCTCCCAGTCGGTGCCGTGGGCCGTATTCAAGGGAAATTCCCCTTTCCAGGTATGGAGGTTGTTGCGGATGTTCTGCGCTATGGCCTCGCCGTCATACACACACTGCAACATACCATCCGCGTCAAACATAAGGTCGCGGGTTTCCGGGTCAAGGGCCAGTGTCATAATATTTGCCATAAATGCACCTCTTTTTTGTCAGCCGCCGATAAAGACATTGCCGCTCCCGTCCTGGACTGCTCCCGCCAGAGTAACAGCATCCCCCACACGGGCGGCCGGCTTTCCATTGATGAAGACGGTGCCGCTCCCGGCGGCAATTATGTCTTGGTGCCCCGGATGGGCAACACACCCATGAGCGGCATAGTGGTCACCGACACGCCCGGCCCCCAGGCCATTGATAATCACGTTGGGGCTGCACTCCACCAGGGGGACGGGCGGGCAGGCGTCATGCCCGGTGCAACAGTCGCTTTGTCTGGTAGCTGCTGGCATGGTGCTCCCCTCCTAGTTGATATTGACGGTCGAGCCCTGGATTGTCACCGTGCCGCTTGCAGTGATTGTCACGTCCTGCGTGTTCATCTTTATTGCGCTGTCGGTGAAAACCGCTGTCGTTCCTTTGTTTTTTATAGTTGCTTTGTCCTTTGTTATAGCTACCTGAATATCGCCGCCGTCTGTTGCCATGACAATGGCCTCCTCCGGGAGCCCCTTCAAGGTGTTATTCGCCGGGACAAATGCACCCACAAATACAGCGTCCTCGTCACTGTGGTTCCGCTCGGTGTTCGGCTGGCACTCCTGCCCGGAGTCCATAATGCGGTCAATGTCGTGGTCCATATAGACCAGGACACCCACATCACCCGCAACGTACCAGGGCCGATGAACAAAGCCGCCGCCCCGGATCAGCGCCACGGGCACGCCCAGCACTGGGGGCGGGGTACGGTATATGCCGCCGTCCAGGGCCTTTGAAAGAGGCTGCACATCCACTGTCATCTTAGCCGGGTCAAACTTCTCCACCCGGCAAAAGCCGCCGACACGCACGCTCTCCATGGTGGCCTTTTTATCCTGATTTTCATAGCTAAACTGCGTTCGGTTCATGCCGGTTTCACCTCAATGTCGGTCTTCCAGTCGGCGGTCGGGCTGCCCCTGTGCATCCCGGAGAGAATGAGGAATTTCCCGTTGAGGGAGTTGCTGGTGATCTGCACAATGTCAGCCGGTCCTATATGATAGTTCAGCAGACAGGACCGCTTATAGGTCGTTTCCTGGGCCTCCCCGCCGTCATCAATAGTGGTCTGATTGGTGGTTACTGGCGTGTCCTCCGTTTCCTCCGTGGCCCGGAGCAGGCCGGTGGAGGGGGTGAGGTTATAGCCCATATTGACGCCCTTGGACGGGTCATTGATGGTGATAACCCCATTACGAATCAGAAACCGGCTTTTGCAGTCCAGGGTCACAATCTCGGTGACAAGGTTCTTGACCTTGCCCTTGCACACCTTCCCCCGCGGATACTCCTTGTCAACGGCCAACTCCATCGTGCCGACTTCCAGGCCGAAAATGTTCAGCAGGTCATTTACAATGGTGCTGGCCTTGCTCCCGGCGGCATAGGTCTTATTCACCTCCGAGGAAAGCCATTCCTCCAGGGCCTCCGAGGCCGTGATGGTGGTGATCCATTCGGTCCCCTCCTTCTTGCTGGTCACCCGGGAAACCTTGCCGGTGAAAATCGTCCCAACGTCCCCCTCATACCCGGCATTCAGAATCACCACCTGCCCCTTTTTAATGCCGGAGCGGGTAGCCGGGGAGAGGTTATATGCCTTGATGGTAGCGGAGCCTAATTCCTCGCTGTCCTCAAATGGCACTTCAAACGTAAAGAACAGGTTCGCCATATCATAGCGATTGCTCCCAATCTGGAGCGTGGCCGCCCTTTTCCAAAACCTCATGCTGTCACCCTCTTGTAGACATACAATTTGACCTGTTTGCCGAAATTTTGGAATGTAATCTCGGATATTGCGTCCCCGGTCAGGCACAGAGGGATAATGACGGGAGCGGGAAAGCGTTCGTCCTCCACCACGTTGAACAGAGGCCGCCCATAGCGAATAATATCGCCATAGGCCAGGACTGCCCCCGTGCTGGTAATGGATAAGTCAGCTGTGAAAAACCCGCCCACGTCATTCCAGCGAATGCAGAAAGTAAACGTCCGATCTCCCAGCTTTACGGCGAAATTGTACGGGACTTTGCTGGTGTCAATTTCGATATACTCGACCTCATATCCCAGGTCAAGCAGCTGCAAACCATTCATACACACGCCCCCTTATGCCGCGCTGTACGAGGGCGTGCCTCTGCCGGATGGACCGGAACTGCTGGCGGCCTTGTTCTGATAGCTGTTGACATAGGCGGCATAGGCGCTGGAGGAGATTTTTTCTGTCGATGTCGTTTTCAGCCCGGCGGCGCTGGTGGCCCTGGTCTGGCTGCCGGCCTCCGTGGTGGGAGCGTCTGCGTCCTGGGCACTCATCATCTGCTCGCCTGTCTCCACATACTCCGCAGAGGTGATGTTTACGACCTGGAGCTGAATGGTAAAGCTGGAGCCGTCTTTGTGCTTGGCATCACTATCGCTCTTGTAGTTGGTGATAACACAGCTGGACACACGATTGCGGCCCACATACTCCACAATATCCCGCTCTTTCCACATCCGGCGGAGGATGGACGCTTGCCCATCCCCCTTGATAGTCACGCCGGTAATGGTGAGCCGGATAGGGTCAGTAATTGCATGGTCGTTGATGTCGCTCCCCCGCTCCACGGGGTTTGACGTGACCTTACTGCTCCGCTGGATACTCTCAGTGACAATTACACCCGTTGTAGCGGCATCCAGCCGTACCGTGCCGCATTTCTCGCCGGTGATGGTATATGCCATAGCCGCCCCTCCTAACTCCGGGCATATGCGCCCTGCATAGCCCTGTTGTGGTATTCATCCTCTTTTTTCTCCCGGTACCACTTTTCCAGCAGCTCCAGGATATGGCTGTCCAGGCCGTCAACATCAACGCCATCACCGCCCCCGCCCAGCGATATGCTGATATGCGGGGAGAAGGTGCTGGAATCGGTGTAAGAGGATTCTGTGCTTGTGCTGTTGTTGATGATCTCGTCGGTCTTATCTGCTGGGATAATGGCCGTACCAGAGGGCAGATAGGCCAGCTCACCGCCCTCCTCGTTCATCCTCGTCCAGCCTCCACGCCAGTTGTCCGTACCCTCGGCATTGCCGGGAATGCTTACCCCGCTGACGCTGATATTGGCCGAGTTGACCGACTGGGCCGCCGACGCAATCTTACCGAACGAGGCCACAATCTTTGCCGCCCCATTCTCTGCCGCCGTGGTCATCCGATCCCAGGCGCTTTCAGCGTCCAGGGTCATTCGCGCATAGGCGGTTTCTGCGTCATCGGCCATGAGGCCATAATTCTCGTTGCTGATCTCACGGGCGGCATTTGTAGCGTCTGTAACCGCCTGCTCCGCTGCTTTCGAGGCCTCGGAAATGTTGGAAGAATATTCCGAGGTATCCACGGCCAGAGACGTTTCCGAACTGGTGGCCTCGTCCAGACCATTGACCGAACCGGTCAGGCCGTCCACCGCCTCGCTGCTTTCCTTGGCGCCGCCGAAAATGCCACTGAAGAAACTGGCAACCTTGCTGACCCCGTTTGCAAAGAACCCTATCAAATCAGATACCCACCCGGCTATTGTCCCCAGCACGTCAGCCGCAAAGGACAGGACGGGGGAAAGGGCTTCTAGGACGGGGAGCACCACGCCAGAGAGCACCGTACCGATTGCGGAGATAAGGGGCTCCACGGCGGGGAGAAGGGCCTGGACAAACTCGGTTGCAATAGAAACTATGGGCTTCAGCGCCTCGATCACCACACCAAGGATCTGCGTCAGCGGCGGGATGACCGCCCCGGCCAGCCCCGAAATGAGCGTTGCCAGTACAGGCAGTACAGAAGTCAGCAGAGGCATAAATGCGCTGATAAGCGGCCCGAGCAGGCTTGTCACGGAGGACAGGGCCATACCCAGCACGGGGAGCAGCTGCCCCGCCACTTCCTCCACAACAGGCATGAGGGGTTGAATGGCGTCCTGGTTCAGCGTTTCAAATATCTCTACCAAGGGCGGCAAGAATGTACCCGCCACCTCGGAAATGATATTTGCCAGTGGCGGGAGCACCGTCCCCGCCAGACTGCTTATCGTCTGCAATACCGGGGACATTGCGTTGAGTAGTACTCCAAACGTCTTTGCCAGAGAGGGGATCAGGTTTTGCCCCAACTGGAGCAAGGACGGCACAACCGCCCCCAGCCCATCCCCCAGGGTACTTACGAAAGAAAGCAGAACCGGCTCCAGCGTGGGCCATGCGTCCAGCACGGAGTTGATGATCCCCTCCATAGCCGGGGCCAGCTTGCTACCCGCAGAGGTCAGGAAATCCCCCATCACGCCCCGTAGGCTCTTGGTGGCGTTCGTCAGTCCCCCGGTCTGCTCTACGGCGGCCTTTTGAATGGCTCCGCTTTGGGCCAGGACGGCGTTTAACCGTACCTGTGCGGCGGCGGCATCGTCCAGGCTGTCAATATTGCTGGATAGGCCCAGCTCTAACGCGCTTTGCTTCAGCGCGGTTTCATCCAATGTAATTCCAAAAGCCGTCAGGGCAGAGGTGTCGCCCTCAATGGCACTCTGGAGGACAGATAGCGCCTCGGCGTCATCCATCTTAAAGGAGTTGCCCAGGTCATAGGCAAGGGAGGTCGTTACCTTGGATAGCTCCTCCGAGGCCTCCGCGGTCAGGCCCAGGTTCCGATACATGGTATCATTGGACACCATGAAGGATTGAACTTCCGTTTTACTTCGGTGTACTGCGTCAGAAAAGTTATCTACCCATTCGGCCGCCCCGGAAGTAAAAAGAGTGCTGAACTGCGCCGCTGTGGCCTCGCTGGCCCCAAATGCGCTTAGTGCGGCTCCCGCAAAATTCTTCAGCTGCTCCGTGGCCGTCTTAATGGCCTCGAAACCAATAAAGGCAGCCACAACGGACTTGATGGCCTCAGATACCTTATTACCGGCATCCTCACCGGCATCCCCCATATCCTCCAGATCGTCCTCTGCGTCATTGGCGGAGTCCCCAGTATCGTCAATACCTTCCCGGGCATTTCGGAGGGCGGATACAAGGGCGGTCTTAATGGTCTTGACCGGATGGGCAAAAGCCGTCCCGATGTTCTTGGCCCCGGATACCGCCTCTGTCGCAAAGGTCTTTACTTTCTTCCGGGAGAAGTCCAGCGCCCCCACAAGCCCCGTCTTAAAGCTCTGTGCGATACTCTGACCTGCCTCCAGACCGTCGGCCATAGTTTCACGAAAAGCGGTTCCCAGGTCTGCCGCCCCCTCAGCCGTTTCCCTGACCTGGTTTCGGAACCGTTCAGCCTCGCTCCTTGCTTCATCCAGGTCATCACTAAAACGGCGCGTATCATCGGAGGCGTCCCGTACCCCGCCCCGGAGATCGTCAACTCCATCACCCGCGGTATCGGCATCCCGGCCAAACTGCCGGGCCGTGTCCCCCGCCGCCCTGGTTGCGTCGGAGAGATCATCCAGGTCAGCACCGAGCCGCCGGGCGCTGTCTCCCGTTCTTTCCACGTCTGCACCGAGGCCACCGGCGGCGTCTCCTGCCGCCTCGGCATCCCGGCCAAACTTCCGGGCCACATCGGCGGCGGTCCTTACCTCCTCATTGAATTCCTCGGCGGTATCTCCGGCCCCGGAGGCCCCCGCCCCAAACTGGCGGGCACCCTCCGCCGCCTCGTCTGTCTGCCGCCCAAACTCGCCGGCGGCCTCCCCGGCGTTGACTATGGCATCCTCGGCCAAATCAAGGCCCGCAGTAAAGTCACGCGCCCCCTGCTGGCCCATATTGCAGGCGGAAACAGCCCCGGCCCCAAATCGCTGTACGCCAGCCTCAGCGGAGCCTAGAAGGACCTCCATGCCCTCAATCGCCTGGTTTAGCTTGTCTATCGAATTGCCGGCCTCGCCAGTATCAAAATCAATACCGTACTGGAGCTCCCGTGCGTCTGCCATGTCACCACCTCCTCGGCTCAAATTCCCAACCGGTTACGAATTTGCCGCTTGAAAATGAAAGCAGCCGCCCCGGTTTATGGGGACGGCTGCTTTTTCGGTTTCCACTCGGAGAACCACAGGCGCTTGGCCTCGCAGCATTCGGAATACTCCGCTAAATCCATCTGCATCAATTCGGTGTAGGTTACACCATTGCCAGACCAGACCATGCACCAAAAGCCCTTTTTCGCCACGGCCCTCCTATGGGCTGCCTCCAGGGATAGTTCAGCTGCGAAGAAACTGCTCGATGGCGCCGATCAGCTTCTCCGCCGTGGACAGGTCTTCCTTCTCGTCAAAGTAGGCCATACCCTCCGACTTGACCTCGGCGGGAGCGATCACACAGTTGCGGAACATGCCGTCCATGTACTTGGCGGACTTGCGCTTGCCCCCGGTGTTGCCGCACTCGTCGTTGAAGTCGTAGTACCAGGAGGGGGAAACGCTTTGGAGGGTGAACTTCTGCCCATTGATGGTGACCTCTTTCTGCTTTGCCATAAACTTTCGATAGCCCCTTTCAGATAATGATTTTGGCCTGTTCGGCCAGTTTTTCCTACCGCCCATCAGCGGTAATTGAGCGTGGGCACAAAGATGTTGATATCGGTGGAGCCGATCTCCTTGGCCTTTGCCAAATCGGGCGGTTTAATAATGCGGCAACGCTCCTCCGCAAACTGCACCGCCCCGGCGTCGTTGGCATCGGTGATGGTCAGGCGAATCTCCTTCCGTTTGACCGCCAGGGAGCGTAGGAAGGGGAGGCTGGAGCTGGAGCCCATGAGGTGGAGCGTCACCTGCCCGCTCTCGTTGGCGTTCTCGTTGTAGGTGACATCGCCCTTGGCCCCCGTGGTGGGGGTCACAATGTCCTCGTTGCGCACAACATTGATAACCCCGTCCGGGGAGAACCCCGTGATAATCTTGCCGTTGATGTTCACATTGACCTTTTTGGGGTCATAGCTGGCAATTTCAATATCGTTAGCCATAATTCAAAGGCCCTCCTTTTCGAATTTACGGGCGGGCTTCCACATCAAACGGAAACTCCGTGTGGAAGTACATTTTGTAGTGATACGGGTCCGTGTGCGTGCCTGTGACATCCTCGACCACATACAGCGTGTAGTCATTCAGATACACATAATTTTTCTTGTACTCATTGGCCCCGGTCTTGCAGGTGACCACCAGTTCACTGCTGCTGTTGTTGGAGATAGACATATAGCCCTCAACAGTGAGGATGATGGTATCCGTCCTGGCGTTGTAGACGGTGATCCGCCGTTCACAGTTGAAATAATCGGCGTCCTTCGAGAGATTGGCGTTTACCTTGTCCGCCTCGGAGCATCCCACAAGAGACAGCACCAGCACAACGGACAGAATCAGTGCTAAAATCTTTTTCATAATCAGCAACTCCTTTCTTAGCCGTTCAGCGTAACCCGCAGAGTGCCCCGCACCTTCACGCCATGGACAGCGCCCTCCAGTTGGGCCTCCCATTCCACATTGGGCATGATACGGTTCCGGGCCTGCTCGTCCGTAGCGTCTGCCCTCTTGGGGATGGTGACGGTGTAGACCCCCGTCCCATCATCCGGGTCAAGGGCGATAATATGCAGCTCAACCGCCCGGTTGAGGGCCGCATACACACCGCCGGCGACAATGGAAAAGCCGGCGTCGGTGTAGCCGATTTTGGGGTTGGCCAGGAAAATCTCATAGAGGTTTTCCCGCATCTGATAGGTGATGTAGTCGGCCCCCATCACGTTATCAATGAAATTCCCATCGCCGCAAATGCCGTTCTTAACGTACTCGTGCTTATACTCCGCCGTCATAAAGTTGACGAAATTCTCCTCCAGGGTGTCCCGCTCGCTGTCCCGGAGATCCGCCACGGCAATCCCGTCCGGTACCTTCCACTTCCATGTGACGCTCTCCGGCCAGAACGGACCGACACAGCCCAGCCAGGCGGCGTCCGCCCACTCCTTTGTCGGGCTGTCCGAGTAAATCACGGCGCTGCGCCCGTACTTGTTGACATACTTCTTGTTGTTGGTCTGACCGAAATAGAACTTTCGGTGATCCTCCACGCCAGCGCCCAGCGCCGCCTCGGTGGGTTCGGTACCCTCCGCCCACTGACACAGGGCCGTTACGCAGTCCTCGTCCGTTACGTCCGTTAGGATGATGTACCAGTCATCGTTGATGTCCCGCAGGGCCTCAATGGCCGCCACAAGGTTCTCCGCTTTCGTGGTATCCCCCTTGCCAACGGTAACGGCCACGGTGCCGCCCTTCAGCTCCAGGTCAACGAAACAGTCAGCGTCTTTGTAGAGGCCAATGTCCTCCGTGTAGCCGGAGATCGCCGTGCGGGTGTCGCTGGTGAAGGTCACAACGGCGCCGTCCACCGCGGCGGTGAAACTGACCTCATCCTCGGTAAAGGTCTTGCCAGCGAACAGGGCCGCAAACTCGGCCTCGTCCTCGGGGGCCGCCTCCCCGGTGGTGATGGGCACCACCACCTTGCCGCCCAGCTTGGCATAGTAGGTAGTCTGCGCCTCCAGCTCCTCCGACGTGCTGAGGCCGGAGAAGGTAACGGCAATCGTGCTGGCCTTGCCGCCCTCGTTCTGCGGGTTCTCAATGCCCACCATGCGTACACGACGGATCAGCGTGTCGGCCAGCGTGTGATCCTGGTTAAACATCCGGTCCACCAGGGCCGCAACCTTCTTGCCCTGGTAAGCCTCCTTCAGAAGCTCCAGGTCATTGAAGGTCTGCATATCCTCTTTGCCCTCGGTGGACAGCACGAGGATGTCCAGCCGCTCCGCCGGCTTTACCTTGGCGTCCAGCGCGGTATAAACCTGGATGTCTTTCATGCTCAGTCACTCCTATTCTTGTTTTGAATAATTCGGGTTTCCTCAACGGTGGACACAAGCCGGGTGTCCTGCCGGGTGTACCTGATACGCACATCAAAGCCCACCCGCCGGGCCGCCTCGTCTACAAGCAGCACCGTCCTGTCTTGGGTCTGGCCCACCTCCACAACGGCAATCCCCAGCCGCAGGAAATCATCATATCCTGCGTGAAGGAAATAGCCTGCCGCCCTGGAGACCAGGGTTTCCGCCTCGTCCGCCCCGGAAATGGGATTGCCCTCCGGGCCGGTGCGGTCTTGACTGCAAAAGGTGAAAGAGAACGTGGCGGAGGGCATTTCCATCCGGGTGACCTCCATCCCGCCCTCGACTTCCCTCTCGGTAATGTCGCCCAGGCCGCCGTCTGGAACATAGGGGGCCGTCACTGTGTAAATACCGAACGGTATTTCTGCCTCCGGCTGTACCTGGTTCGAGAGAACGACCGGGCATCCCAGGTACTCCCACAGGTGGGCAATCAGCTTGTTCCTGACTTCAACAAAAGTCATTTCGGATTGCTCGCCCCCTTCCGCTCCACCATGTACCGTTTCATGCTGTGAATGGGGCCGTGGGTCAACTCCTGCTTGACTGTGTAGACCTGCCCATCATAGCCGTCCCGGAACTCGGCCCCGACCTTCAGCTGATAGCCGTTGGTATAGACCTTTTGCGAATTGAGGGTGTATGTGCCGCTGTCAACATACTGCAAATCCTCGTTGTTCAGCGGCATCACCACGCCCTGGAATTTCGTTTCAACCGTGGCGCCGGGCTTCCATTGGCCGCCGTTGTCCTTGTCGTAGCCTCCGCCCTCGGTATGAACCTCGTACATATCATGCAACAGGCTTTTAGGCAGCTTCGGCCCTCTCCATGCCCTCATGCTCCCCTGTCTCCTTCCACTCGGTAAACGATACTGCGAAATAGCCGCCCAGTATCAAAAAGGGGCTGATACTGTGTGCTTGTCAGCTGTGTTGTGGCGGACTTCGGCGGGGTCAGCTTGGTATTGAAGTAGCCCCGTGTCATTTCCAGCGCCCACTTCCCAACAAAGTCCATAGCCTGCTCCGCCGTCCACTGTTGGCGGATGATACCATCCACGGCATCCTTGCAAATATCTTCCAGTGTGCTCTTGCCGGTGTCATAGCTGGTACGGATAAAGCTGCGCTCTGGGATAGTAACGCTCTCCACAAGCATATACATCCACTCGTAGTCCTCATTGGGCCGGGGATCCTTCTTGCCGCCTGTGCGCTGCGTCTTGGCCTTGTGCTGGGCAGGCTGGCGGGCCTTATCCGGCTTTTTGTGGGGTTTCTTGTCCCGAACCAAAAAGCCATAGCCGGGGGAAACCGGGATAAAGCGCAGATCATCAAACTGGCGGGGGCTTTTGGCTCCCTTGGCCTCGTCCGTCAGGGGGATTGCAAGGTGCTTGACGTTCTTGGCGTTGATGGTGGCCCCGTACTCATGGACACGGGCAATCATCAGCAGATCATTTTCTGAATCGCCCATAATGCCGATATGAACCGACAGCCCTTTAAGGGCCTCCAGCTCTCGCTTGATACGGGCCAGCTCCGGGCGAACGGTGTCCTTCAAAATCCGCATATCTCACCACCGCCTATATAGGGAAATAACATCCTGCCATGTCTGGCTAATGTTCTTGTCGAATGTCCAACTCACGTCAGAAATGGAGAAAGCGGACAGCCCGGCGGCGTCATTCTCGGCAATCGCCCACTGCTGGGCCACCATGTTCCAGACAATGGCCTCCAGGTCTGCGGGGAGCGTGGCGGGTTCATCCGCTGTCGCGTCCTTTGGCAGAACATAGCCGGCAGTATAGACTATCTGGAGATAGCGCCGGGGAGCAATGAAGTCATAGGACAGCCCCCCGATATGGCCCCGGTACGTCCAGCCGTTTTCCCGGAACACAACACCGATCTCTCCCTCGTCGGAGAAGTCAAACCCATCCACCGCCGCCCCCGACATGGTATCGGTGACAGAGGTAATGCTGATAATCGGGTACTGCTCCAGTGTAAGCCGCTGGGTACCGGGAGCCGACTTGTTCTCGGTGTAGGTTTGTCTGCCCAACTTGCGGCCCAGCTTGCTCTCAAGCCATGCGGAGGCGGCATTGATAAGCTGAACCAGGGCGGCGTCCTGCTGGGCGTCCTCCTCGACCGGATCAATCCCGATTGCAACCTTGACCGCCTCCAGGGTTGTCAAAGCATTGTCGCGCAAGGCCGGACTTGCGGCCCGTTTCATTCTTCGGCCCATTTTGGCCCCTCCCGCTTCGTATACGGCGGGGGACGGGTCTCACCCGTCCCCCAACACTATTCAGCCCTGACAGCCCTTCTGGCCCGTTTTAGGGGCCTTCTCCGCGCCCTCGCCCTGGTTGCCGCCTTTCTGCTCTTTGGGCTCAGTCTTCTTGTTGTTGGACGGGCCAGGGGTTACGGGCTTAAACATCCTCGCCATCAGGTGTCACCGCCGCCGTCCTGAGACTTGGGAGCAGTGACCGCCACATCCCCCACGGGATGGTCGGTGGCATCGCCCAGGGCCAGCGCCCCCGCTGTGCCGCCCGTGACCGTGACCTTGACAAACTGCTTGCAGCCAATCAGGTCAATGTCCAAGTTGCCCACCGCCTCGGCGGTGGACTCATTGGTGATGATGGCGTTGCCGTCCTTGTCTGTGGGGTTATCCACAAACAGTCGGCTGTCAGGAACGGCGGCAAAGGTGCCGTCGGCGGTATCGCAGTGCTCCACCTTGACCGTCGCCTTGCCGCTGGCGGCCACGGTGACCGCCAGCACTGCGCTCTCATAGCCCATGCGGTCAAAGACGCTTCCGCTGGCGAAAGGGAGTACCTTTACGGTATCGAAAAGTGCACGTTTCATGGTCTTACCTGCCTTTCCGGTCAAATGACCTTGATATTCTTCACATAGACAAAGCTCTCAGTGTGCCGAACGCCAATATCGTCATACATCAGCGCCCGGGTGCCCACCAGGTTCTCCTCAAAGGCGTTATGCTGGATACCGTTCTCGTCCGTCCAGGAGCCCTCCATGGTGGTCAGGGTTTCCATGCCCATCTGGTCGCCGATCATCAGGTCGGCCCAGTTGCCGAAAAACAGGTCGGTCAGCCCCGAGGTGGAGGTGGGAATCTGGTTGGTGGTAGCGTAGGGCAGGCCCAGGAACTTCCCGCCGTTCATCTCGTCCCGGTACAGGTAGTCGCCGGTGGCGGTCTTCAGGTTCATCAGGTAGCCCTCCAGGAAACTGTTGAACGCCCAGCCGAGGGCCTGGTCATCCACGTTCTTGCTCATAACCAGGGCCTTGATGTAAACGGGGAAATCGGCGGTCAGCCGCCCGGTACTGTCGGCATACTGGGCATCCATCTTGGAGGCGTCAATCACCTCAACGCCTTTGGTGTTGGCAATGCCCGTGGGCTGGAACTCGCCACCCTTGCCGTACAGGCCGCCCCAGTCAAGGCCCAGCTGCATACGCCGGGACAGGTCGGCGGCGAAGATTTCATCGGCGCTGTACTTGGTGGACATGATAAGCTCCCGGGTCTGCGGCACAATGGCCTCCAGGCGCTTTGCGGACAGCCGCAGGTTGCCGAAAGAGGGCTGCGTGGACTGGATCTTCCGAGCCTCACCGCCCCACATAGCACGGGTGCCGGAGGTCATGCGGGGGATGTTGAGGTTGCCCGTCTCCAGGGGGATAGTCCGGGCGCCCAGCTCCTTGATGACCGTCTTGCTATAAAGCAGCTCAATGATCTCGTCCAGGTAGACCTCGGGGATCAGGAATCCGCCGTTGACAGGGCTGGTGGCGCTCAGGGCCTTCATCTCGCGGGCCATGCTCTCGTCACTGTAATACTTCTTGGCAAAGTAGGCAGCCCGCTCGGGGTCCTGCCGCCCAAACACGTCCAGGCACTTGATAGCACGGGCCAGCTGCACCATGGGCGGGATGGTCTTCTGCTGCCTGCGGGCGCCGTTGCGAGCGCCGCCGTTCAGGAAGACGTCGGCATACTTGCGCTGAGTGGGAGCAGAGCGGGAAACGGCGGCCTTACGGCTCCGCTGGCCGGGAACGGACTTGCGGCGCTTGGCCTCGTCCTCCTCCTCGCCCTCCTTCTCGTCTTCATCCTCGCCCTTGGCCTCGTCCTCGGGGTCATCCTCCTTACCCTCGCCCTCGGGATCGTCCAGGTCATCGGCGGGGGCCATCTCGGCCAACAGGGCGGCGGCCTCCTCGATCACTTCATCGGAAGTCAGGTCGCCTACCTCCTCCCCGGCATCCTTCCGGGCCTTGCGCTTTTCGTCGGCAGCGGCGATAGCCTGCTCCACCACGGCCAGCACGTCCCCAGCGGTCACGCCCTCCAGGGGGGTGTCCTCGGTGGACTCCTCGTCGCCCATCGCCTCCTTGACGGCGGACTTGATGATGTCCTTCAGCTCGTCGGTACCCATCTTCATGGACTTGCCGGCGGCGGGAGCGGTCGCGGGGCCTTTCCTTCTGGTTTTGCGGTTTGCCATAATGTTTTCCTCCATTTCAGAATAAAATTTCTACGGTCTTTTTAGTCTGCTTTGCGGCCCGGCCCCTGGGAATGGCCCTTTTCGCCGCCTGCGCTGGGGTCGCCCCCTTGCCGTCACCCTCGGCCTCCCGGATAATAGCATCCAGGAGCTTGACCGCCGTTTTCATGGACGTGCTGGCGTCCTTCAGCGACTTCATGCGGGAGGCGCTGATTTTGCGGCCGGCCTTAATGTCGGCTGCGTCCGTCTGCAACTCCGCTTTCAGCCGGGCCTCCAGCTGGGCGGTCAGATCACTGGTCTTAAAGCCGGTGATTGTGGCCTCCTCGTTCATTGCCCAGGTGACAACGCTAATCTCCCACAATTTGACTTCCCGGAGGTGGCGAATACCCTCCTCGTCGTAGTCAAACACAATGGGGTCATAGCCGATGGAAAGCTCACACAGCACACCATCACCAATCAGGGTCTTTACGTCCCTGCCGAGGGCGGTATCGCTGATTTTGGCCTTCAGGTACAGGCCCTTTGCGTCCTCCCTCAGTTCCAGCGGCTTGCCAATGGGCAACAGGCTTTCGTTGTGGCCAGAAAGGATCTTCACCCGATCTGCGCTCTCGGCGATTGTCTTCGTGAAAGCGCCCGGCTCGATGATGTCCCCGCCGCTGTCGATGTTGGAGAACACAGCGCCATAGCCGGTGAAAATACCCTCGGCCTCGTTGTAGTCCTCCAACTCGAATTCAATGGTTTTCTGCTCAGTCTTCCGACCTCTGTGCTGCACGCCCTTCATCAAGGAGCGTTCCCAGGCGCTTCTCCCCACGCGCTGGGAATAGTAAGACGGCGATACCCGCAGATTGTTGATTGCGAGCTTCGCCGTCATTGTGGGGTCATCGTGGGTCACGTCGGCCTCCTTGGCCGCCGTCCCGTGTCGGGCCTCCGCATTCATCCCGGCTACAAGGTCATTCAGGGTGAAATTCTCTGCGGTAAAATCAATTCCAAGGGCTTTCAGCGCCTTTGCCGCATCATCTTGGGTAAATTTCATTTGCTCACCGCCCCCTATCGCTCGTATGTCAAATAGCACCGGCATTTGATTGTTTCCTTTGCCGGGCCTGTGGGATCACACGGGAAACGGAGGCCGTTGCTGAACACTCCATCAATGGGTACCCGTTCACCCTCCATCGCAACGTGATTAGGCCCTTTATTGCGCCCGTCCCTGGGGTTCTTCTGCGCCCTGTGGTGCCACACCTTCCACTTGGCGCCGCTGGCTTTCATCATGTCAAAATGGCCTTGCTCCAGGCACATTGCCGTTTCCTGGTCTGCAATCAGCCGGGCCCTGGATTTACAGTCGATTTCATACTCCTGTAAAATCTCGGCGGCCATATCCTCCCGGCTGGTGCCTTGCTCGATGCACCGGGTTACAATGTCCCGAATATTGTCCTTGGTGGTCTGCGTGACTTTGGTGACACGCTGGCCGCCCCGGAGCTTGGCGGGGCTGATAAGCTCCGGCCGCTCAACCCCTCGGACGGCATACACGTTTTTGGCGACAGAAGTGCCGGCATCATAGGTCTGTTTCCACAAGGGCTTAAACACGCTTTCCAGGGTGGCTTGCTCCGAGGGCCAGTTGAGCAGCCCCGCAACAAAACTGCCGACAAGCTCCTGCTGGGCAGCCTCACCGAGAGCGGCCCACGCCTCTGGGTCTACTGCGTGGCCCTCCCCGATATAGGGAAGAATGGAATCCCACACGCTCCAATCGGCTTTGCCCTGTCCTCCCAGGCTGTGCGCCAGCGCCTCCCTCTGTTTGCGGAAATACTTCATCGTGGCAACTTCAAACTTAGCCCCTTGCGCACGCTGGGCGGCCTCCATCAGCCGGGCCACGTCGGAGGGACGGACTTTGTACTCCTGAGCACCGGAGCCGCCCTTGGCCCCGTCCTCAATTGTGATTTCATCATCCGGGGGATCGTCCGGGTCTTCATCCATACCCATGTCAAAGCCCAGGCCAGCGTCGGGGCCGCTCATTAGGGCGGAGGTGACTTCTGCCGGGTCTTCATCCCCATGGACAAACACATCCGAAATTGTCACCTTGTAGATGTCGCCGCCCTCCGCGCAAGGCTCCATGCCCAGCAGCTCCCGGGCCTCGTCCTTGGTCAGCAGGCCGGCATTCCATCCATCAATGCCTTTCACCTTGTCGAACTCCTGGGAACGGGGGACAACATCATCAAACCGCCAGACAAGGCCCTCCCCGAAAAAGGGGAGAATCTGGAGGTTGATAGCGTCCTGCCGCTTGCGAAGCCGAGCCATTAGGACGTTCTGCGCATAGATGTACTGCGCCGCCTCGCTGGTGGCCCGGTTGCTGCTCTCGGTGATACCCATGATTTCACGGGGGACACCGAAATGCTCCAGGACAGCGTTACGAATAAATTCCCGGCCCTGCACCATATCCATGTCACGCATATTCTCTGCCAGCTTATTGACTGTGATTTCCCCGTCAACCGTGGCAATGCCGTGACTATTATGCGGCCCCTGGAACTGCTCGCGCCATTCCTCCCGGAACCGCCGCCGCTGGTCTGGCTTGGAGCCGGGCATGGTGATGATGGTGGTGGGCGTGGCGTCATTGAAGAAAAACCGCTTTTGGAATTTAGCGGCATATTCGTCAATCTCGATCTCGTCGGCCAGGGCCTCCGCAATCCCCAGGCCTCGGCGGTAGGGGTCAAGCGGGTTTAGGTCCTTCATGCAGAAAACGTCATCCACGGGAATCTGCCGAACCAGGCCGCCCGTTGTTCTGATCTCGTAGAAGGGATGGCCGATATACGGGGTTTCCTGCACCCAGTTAGACGGGAGCGGCCACAGCTCGACCGGGCGGCCCAGGGCGTCAAACTCATACAGAAAATAACCCTCGCCCTTCAGCTCCAAGTAAATTTGCAGGAGCCGCCAGCAGGCCGCCGGGGTCATTTCGTAAAGCGGGTTGGGGTGGGCCATAAAATCCAAAAACGGATGCTCCAGGATTTCGGTTTCCTCCCCTGTCCTGGGGTCAACTCTGAACAGCTTTCCGGTACAGGTGGACAAGTCAGACGCAATACGGTCCACGACAGCCATCCGGGGATTTTCCCCAAACATGCGGAACCATTCTCGTGTATTGCGCTCAGGCGGGGTCGTGTACCGGGGGAGCATTACGCTTGCATTTCCGCCCATGTAGTTCCTCGCAACATCCCGCCGACTGCCGCCGAAAAAGCGGTCAAAAATGCCCATGTCCAGCCACCTCCTTCATGTTTACTCAAACGACCATGTATAGCGTCTTGGCTCATACATAGCAAGGGCCAGAGCGTCCGCCATATCCGGGGAATGGAGGCCACGCTTTTTCATAGCCTCCTTACGCTCCAGCTCAATCTTCCCTTTGCTGTTTACGATGTACTTCCGGTTGGAAAGCTGGCTGATCTGCTGGTCGCTCTCCCACAGCTTCAGCCGCTTCTCATAAAGAGCAAGACGCACCGACCCCCACATAAGGCCGGTGCTGTTTTCGTACTCTATCGGGTCGTCGCCTACGTCCCCTATCGTGCCGCCCTCGCCGCCGAAATGACATTCGCATAGCTCCAGCACAAACGGGGCCTCAATGCCGGCGGCCTCCCACTCCTTGTTGATTTCTTCCGTAATGGCCTCCTGCTGCTCCTGGAGGATGTCATACACGCCGACGCCCATTCCGTCACAATCAACCTTGACGTGGATCTCTACGCCAAGGTATTTCCAGGCCTGCTTCTTTATCAGCACCACCACATGGCCCGCAAGCTCGGTGATGTTGTTGTGGTGGTAAATATCTGGCTCGCCCTGCTGGGCCTTGTCATAGACTGGGCAAACCACGGAGCTATCATCCCCGTACCGGGCCACGTCCACGCCAATGTCAATGCGCCGGGGGGCTTCCGGGATATGCACGGGACCGCTGGCCTGCTCTGCCCACTCCATGGGGATGAAGCTGTCCGGGAGGCTCTTGGGGAAGTCCCCGGCCACACGCACCCGGAACACGTCGCTGTCCTCGCCGAACATCTCAACGATTTTCTGGATAAAGGCCGTATCAACCCGACTGCTCTCCCGTCCGTCAATATGGAGGGTGCTGTACTGCGCCCGGTTCTTGTGGTGGCTGTCGAAAAAAAAGCCGGTCAGCTTTGTGGGGTTCCCGGCCATAAACAGGCGGGAGCCCTCTGTGGTGAGGGCGCCCAGGATAGGCTCAAACACCTTGTCGTCAACGCCGCTGGCCTCGTCGATGATATAAAGCACATGGTCAGCGTGAAAGCCCTGTAATGCGTCCGGCTTGCTGGCCGTCCGGGCCACGGCAAACCATTCCTCCCGGTACCCCCGCATGAACACCTTTTCTTGCGTCCAGATGATGTCCTTCTCCAACACTGGATTATTGCGGAGCCACTTACTGATCTCCGCCCACAGGATGTCGTAAAGCTGGTGTTTCGTGGGAGCGGTACATGGTACCTTGGGATAGGGCCGGGTGGAGAGGAACCATATCACCAGCCAGCTTTCCACAGCCGACTTGCCCACGCCGTGACCGCTCCGCACGCTGGTAAGCGGGTTGTCGGCCACGCTCCGCAGCATATCCCGCTGTCTGGCATCCGGCTTAGCCTGGATAATGTCCTCCACAAATTCCACAGGATAATCCGCATAGTAGCAGATGGCCGCAGGGTCAAGGCTCATTCTCCTCGCTCCTTCTCCTCCAGGCTTCATTGATGGCGTCGGCCAGAGTGCTCGGTCCATCGTCCTGTGTGCTGGTAATGTCCTCGGAAACCGCCGCCACCTCGGCCTCCAGATTCTGCCGCTCCAGCTCGGTGGCGAGCTTTACAATGGCGGCAAAGTTTTTCGGATTAACCATGTCACTGCCCAGCTCCTTCAGTGCCAGCATAGCTGCATTCTGAATTTGCTGGGCCATAGTGACATGCCGCTTAGTCATATTCCGGACTTCCGTAATGGCGGCCTTCTTGGCCTCATACTGGAGGTGATTGTCCCAGGCCCGGCACCGCTCCACCCATTTGTAGGTACGGCTCCAGCGGTCAATCAACGTCTTACTCTTGCCTAACTCCTGGCTAACCGCCCGGAGGCTCCGGCTACCCCCCATTTCCAGGTAGAGGAAAAATGCCTCAAACGCCTGGGCGCTCTCACCCTTTTGCCGCTCCCACGGCTGTTCGGTTCTCTTATTCGGCATTTCCTCCTCTCCTTACGTCTAGGGGTTTAGGGCCTATCGCTTGTCAGCGTTCCGGGTAAAGAAATAGAAAAACGGAGTGTCCAGCAGAGCAAGCCCAGCTTTCAGCAGGTATTGTCCGATGATAATACCCATCAGCTGCATACGCCCCTCTGCCGTGAACAACCAGCCCAGGCCCAGGCCGAAACTGATTGTCGCATAGATAACCGTGTCCCAAATCTGGCTCGTCAGCGTAGAACCGTTATTCCAGAGCCAACGCCCGCCCTTGGTGCTCCCGTGCCGTTTCACATACCGGCCCCGGATGAAATGAAATACCAGCACGTCCCAGGTCTGCGAAACCAGGTAGGCGCTCAGGCTGCCAATAACAAAAATCCAGTTCTGGCCCAGCAGCGTCTGATACGCCGTGTCCATCACCGGATCAGTGGCCGGAAATGCCCCGGTAATCATAATGCAGGCAGTAGCGAACACCTGCCCGATAAAGCCGTACTTGACAACGCCCTTGGCCGTGTCCTTTCCCCATATCTCCCCGATGATATCGGTACAGAGGAACGTCACGGCATAGGTGATGGCGCCGCCGCTCAAGGCCAGCGGGATACTCCCCAGGGACAGTCCCGTGGTGATGGTCCTGGCCCCGGTCACGTTGGCAATAACAATACTGATGACAAACAGCGTCACCAGGATAAACAAATTACGGTCATTTTTCTTCATGTTGTAAAATCCCCTATTCCTGCGGGCCTGCCGCCCGCTCATATTTTCGTTTGCAGATAGTAGCGCAGATACTGGCATTGGTACAGTAGTCAAGGGTCTTGGCCCGGAGCGGAACGCCCCTGCTGTCTATGACCGCCTTTACCTCTGCCTGCCGCCTCTCGAAGATGTCCCGCCTAAAGTGCCGGATATGGGCCTTTTGCGTTCCATCATCGAAGTATCCGAATTTCACGCCAGCCAACCAGGAGGTGCTATCTGCCGAGGTGCAAAACCGATTTTGAGCAATCATCTTCACATCGGTACAGCCTAGGAGATGAATATCAATCTCCGGCTTGCGGTTCTTGATGTAGTGCGTCAAGTACCGGGTATCCTCCCGAAAGGTTTTGGGCTTGATAATTCTCAGCTCCGGGACGCTGATTGCGATATAGCTACTAAAATCAATCAGCCGGTCAAGGCCACACTTGCCGTCCTCAAAGTGAAAGACGTTGATCTGCGGGTTCTTCAACCGGCGCCGCATACGCTCCCGGAAATACCAGGCATCCTCTACACCGAGGACCTTCTGACAGTCGATCTCAACACAGGTGGCCGTGATCCCGTTCTGCTCCACAAAGGCAATCAGCTTGTCTTGCCATTGGGTCAAGGTTTCCCGGGTCTGCCGCTGGTCCTTGCCCTTGCCGAACATCAGGGTAAAGAGGCCGCTGTCCTGAATGACGTGGCGGTTCTCCCGATCCTGCACCTTGATAACGTGGTTCGCCGGCAATCTGAAATCTGCGTCAGGCGATTTATTCACGATATACTTGTAGCAGGAATACAGGCGGTACCGGGTCTTTGCGGCACACAGGGCGGCATAGAAAATCTCCTCCCCGTCACTGCCGGCAAAGTGAACCTTGATGTTGCTATCGAACAATCTCGGCACCCCCGAAACCATCCTCCAGCACCGTACAGGCCGACGCTCTGAATTGTTCCAGCAGCTCCTCCGCGATATGCTCACAGGCCAGATTGCCAAACTCACAAGCGCCGTCCCCGTTGCCATACCGGCCCAGGAGATAGCGGGTGATTTCGTTCTGCCTCTGGTTGATTTCGATTTCCCGGTCATTGTCCCTGACCTGGAATTTCATGCGGACCTCGAAAATGTGCCGGTGCCTATGCCGCAGATACTCCAAACTGCCAGCCGGAGCTCCCGGCCAGCAGTGAAAGCCCTCCACAGCCACGGCACAGAGTACATACCGCCTCATGCCGCACCGCCGATCTGTTCCATGCTGTAGGTAAAGCCCTCGTCCTCCAGATAGGCCGTCAGCGTTTCCAGGCTCTCTGCAGAAAGCCCGCATACAGTGACATTCCAGCTGTCGGCCTCCCGGGCCTCCTCCCCGTCTGCTGGGGCCTCCGGTTCTGCCGGCTCTTTCGTCTGCACTCCGCTCTCAAAGAAACCGTCTACATACGGATCCACGCCAGACGGTTCCAGTCCTTGCGCCCGCCCCTCCAGGTCGGCCAGGAGGTTATCAAGCTCTCCCCGGTCAAAGCCCGTCAGGGTTTCATCAATGCCGGAGTCCGCCGAAAGCTCCTGAAGCAATTCAGTCAGCGCCGCCGTGTCCCACTCACCTGCAATCTTGTTGAGGGCGATATTAAGGGCCTTCTCGTCCGCATCGGAGAGATTGACCACACTGACATCAAGCTCCGTCTCCCCAGCGGCCAGCAGGATTTTCAACCGCTGGTGGCCGCCCACGACGTTGCCGGTACGCTCATTCCAGACCACAGGCTCCACACAGCCAAACTTATCTAGGGATCGGGCCAGCTTTTGATACTCGTCGTCTCCCGGCTGAAGGTCTTTCCGGGGGTTATAGGCGGCCGGATTCAGCTTGCTTACTGGTACCCTTCTGATTTCCATGTCGCTGCTCCTTTTCATGTTGTGTCCGCCGCTGGCCTCGTTGGCGACCGCTGCCAGCCCGAACCATACCGCCCATGCAAAGGAGAAACATGAGGGCCGAAAAACCTCCTCCCGAAAATATTGACGACCCCCTCAGTTGGAGGGGGCCGCCCAGCTTAGTTAGGATTTTACACCCTATTATTGTACCACAGGCATTTGAAAAAATCGTCTCATTTTTTTCTCAATTTTTCATTCGCTGTCTGTGACCCCGTACAGAGCAATCGTAAATCGCCGCAAAGCGTTGTCCCGCCTGCGGTAGACGGTTGCTTTCTCGATATTCAACCGCCCGCACAAGTCCTCGATAACCCCTTTTACCTGGTGAATGTAAAACCGGTCTAAAACAAGCCTTTCCTCGTCATCCAGGACGGCCAGGGCCTTGTCTACCTGGGCCACCCACAGACGGGCCTCCTTCAGCCGGCGTTTCAACTCGTCCCGGTGAACAATGTTGGAGAGCATGGAGTCCTCCCGAGTGTTGCCGCCGCCAGAAACAGGCGTGCCGTCGGTGGTGGCGCTACGAATGCCAGTATAGGCGCTCTCCAACCGCCTGATCTCTTTGGGCAGGCATTCCAGAGCTTGCTTATGGGCCTCATAGTTTTTCAGCTTGTCTATTGCCTCACGCTTCCAGTTCATTGTGCTATCTCCTCCAGCCATTGAACAATGCACCGTCCACAGGGCTCCTCGCACTCGTCAGGCTTGGTCCCATATGCTTTCGGGCAAAACCGCCGTTCATTCCCATTCAGCAGCAGTACCATGTCCGTGGGTGTCCGGCACGCCTTGAGCCGCTCGAAACGGTTTTGGGAATCCCGCCGCACCGAAACCAAGTGCTTGAAGATGTAGAATATTTGCGCAAGGTAAGGGTGCTTTTGCCCATACCCTTGTTTCTTCATTGTCTTGGTACCTCCTTCAATTCGTAGCGATACGCCAGCCAACGCTTTCCGTATCCGTAATCCTCGATATGCTGCGCATAGAACGGGTCAAGAACATTCCAGTGCGGCGGCGGACTGTCCTCTTGCAATCCAACATGCCAATAGGATTTACCTCCCATCTCCCGCAACTCCTCCAGAGTAAGGGGCGGGTTCGGTGGCACAGCCCTCCGATTCCACATCTCCCGAACGTGCCCCATCTCCTGCGCTGTGCCTGGGTCAATACCAGCAAGGCACTCAGCGCACCAGCAGCGCCATCGTTCGCCTGCCGGACTGCCATACCTTTCATAGAATATGCTGGTTCCCCCGCAAAATGGGCAAGGTTTCAGGGTCATGTTCTCGTTGCCCGGATTAGGCTCGAACAGCTCTATGGAATCGTCACCTGCCCCGCCTACAAAGAAACGCTGCGTTGTAGGAATCCGCGCCGCCTTGTCGTCCCAATACTCGGTCGCGCCGACCTTCCGGGGCCGGTTGCCGTATGCCTCAATCCAGTCCGGCAGGCTCTCATTCACGGCATCGAAGGTCAGGCCCCAACCCTCGCAGGCAGTCACCGCCTCCTGGAGCAGATCTCCTTCCCGGCAGGTCCAGAGGATCAGGCCAGCCCCGGACCGCTGCTCTGCCTTGGCCCGGTAGATAACGGGCCAGTTCGGCTCACCGATAGCCGGGTAGGCATCGGTGCAAAGGCAGCCGTCAAAATCGATTGCTATTGCTTTTCTCATTATTACCTCCCCGGCCGCTTATTCCAGGCCGTCCCGGCCTGCCCCTGAGCAACAAACTTGGTATCGTGCCAGGGCGCCACCCAAAATTTCGGACCTCTCGTTTTGCACTTGCGGCACACCGCCCGATAGGCGGCATTCTTATCGCTCTTGCCCTCCCGCATGATAGCTACGTCATGCGAACCACAGAAGGGGCACGGTTTGAGATTCATACCATCACCTCCAAATCCGCCATACTGAACACAATTCCCACACAGAATGGCTCCCCGTCCTCCATGACGGTGAACGTCTCATGCGGGATGTCCGTCTCGAACGTCCAGCAGGGGCCTCCCTT